CTAAACAATGCCGGTTTATATGGTGCGAATAAAGTAGAGGTGTGGGGGGAAACGGATGGAACGATATATTTCCGTATTGCAACAAGATGCGAAATATGTAAACGTGGAGCTCGTCTGTACGCACTGGATATGGGGTTTGCGAAAAAGAATATTTGTTTAGAGTGTTATACATCACTTACAGGGAATTATCCATCTCAAGAACCGACAACACCAACTAATGAAAATAACACACAAACAGAGCAGGAGCAGCAATAGCTGGTCTTTTTTTATTGCTAAAAAAGGAGATGAGAACAGTGGAGGAACAGATTTTCAATTCAATGATTCAACAAGGAGCATTCGCAGCGTTATTTGTGTGGATGCTTTTTACTACGCAAAAAAAGAATGAACAGCGTGAAGAACAGTACCAAAAAGTAATCGAAAAAAACCAAGCAGTCATCGAAGAACAAGCAAAAGCATTTGGTTCACTTGCAAAAGATGTATCAGACATTAAACAAAAAATTATGGGGAATGGTGACGAAAAATGAAAAAATCTATTAAATTATTAGCCTCAATTTCTACTGCAGCTATTATTGCATTTACTTCAACAGGTAGTGTCTTTGCTGATCGAGAAATGATTATTCCAGGGTTACCTAAAATCGAATATCGCAATGGATATGGAGCATATGAAGGTGTAGTAGCACATTCTACAGCGACTCCTGAAGCGCCTGCTATTAATATCCGAAACTATGAAGCAAGAACATGGCGTTCTGCATTTGTACATTATGCAACAGATTGGGATGAAACAATTCAAATTGCTTCTACTAAGTATCAAGCATGGGGAGCAGGCCCAGCAGCCAATAAACGATTTGTTCATGTAGAGCTTTCTGAAACTAGTAACCCTATTAAATTTAAAAAATCCTATGAGAGATATGTGAAGCTACTCGCTAAGATTTTACGTGATAGAAACATTGATCCCTCCATTGGATTGTGGACGCATAAAGACATTACGTATAAGCTTGGTGGTACAGATCACGAAGATCCAATTGACTACTTAAAGTCTCATGGTGTTTCAGAAGCTCAATTTAGAGCAGACGTACAACGAGCATACAATAATTCTAGCGTGGATGTTTCTGTTCCTGAGAAGCCATCTAAACCAGCAGAAGTACCGACAGCTGTAACAGACGGTATTGCCTATATTGAAGGTTACAACGTTAACTTACGTAAAGGGCTAGGTACAACCTATTCTAAGATTCGTCAACTAAACAAACCAGAATCTTATGTTGTATGGGCTGAAAAGGATGGTTGGTTGAATCTTGGTGGAGATCAGTGGATTAAGAACGACCCATCTTATGTGAAGTTTAATAAGAAAAGCACAGTAGATTTTTCTATTGTTGGAAAGCGTGTTGTTTCAAAAGTTAACAATCTACGTTTCTATGATGCTCCATCTTGGCAGGATAAAGATGTTGCTGGCTCTGTAGATACAGGATTAGGATTTACGATTGATGCGAAAGTGAATGTTAATGGTTCACCGCAATATGAAGTACACAATAGCAAAGGTAAAACATACTATGTAACAGCAAATGAAGTCTATGTGTATGTGAAGTAAGAAAAAAGGACGACTTTTCCCTCCCAAGTAAAAGTCGTCCTTTTTTATGAGATTTTCTTGGTGCCACTTTTGGTATATGCTGTACTGTGAAAGATTATTACATTCTCATAATAGTTTTATAAAACTCCTCAGCATGATCTTCTCCAGAACCTAATAAATATAAATATTCATCAAAAAAATCAAGGAGAAGTGAAACTTGGTGTTTTCTTAATTTCATATGACTGATTACGTACATAGTACCTACAATAGCAAGTTCATCAGTATAAGTTTCCCTCTTGCTCATCCTCCAATCCTTCCACATTGTTAATGCATGTTCAATACATTGCTTATCAGCAAGATGTTCCCACTTCCATGTCATAAGCATATACTCTCCTTATTCTTCCAACATCTCTTTATACGTGCTCTTATAAAAATCAAATATTCCCTGATTATTTAACTCTTGAATGATATGTTTTACCACCGTAGTTGATACGGGCTGCGGAAAACCAGCCGCAATGGCTGATAGCTCTATCCTCTCGGAATAGTAACAAATATAAGCAAGGTCATATTCTTTTAACTGTTGCATTCTATTTCCTTTCTCTGTATGTTAGTTCTTTAATTGTTTTATACCATGCTTTGGAACCTGATTGGCATGTGTTTTTTTCTGTTGTCAAGGGAAATGATTTGGGGTTAAATCGGAACTTATGTATGTAATGGGAGAAATGAAGCCTATGTGTATGTGAAGTAGGAACGAAAAAAGGGATGTACTCACTATGGAATGCGTCCCTTTTTTTTATGAGATTTTTATTCTCTAAATAGGTTGTAAATGTTTCCTATTTAGAGAATAAAAGACTGCATGCTGCAGATGCAGCTCCGACCCCAAAAATATCAGTTACAGCTTTTTTTAATTCATCAGGAAATGAATGAGCATATTGACTAACAGCTTTTCCTAATGGATTTGATTTACCCATGTTTTTATTAATGTGATAAGCTTTTGATACTTTAGTAAATAAAGATTCTAATCCACCAATAGCTTTTGCGGCGTTTCTAAGTTTTAATAATGTTGCCCAAGGAACAACATTAAGAGCGACATTCCCTAGAGCTAAACCACAAGCAGTATACTGTTGCCAAGTTGCACGCTTCATTCTACTTTTATTTGTTATGTCGTCAGGTGATTTTACTTCTACAACAATATGTTCGCCTTTTTGATTAAAAGTATAATTTCTTAATTTGTTATTTTTATTTTCGTTTAACCAAATAATTGTTTCTGACATACCCTTTTGAATAGTATCTTCTGGAATTTCATCTAATAATTTAAATGTCGCTAAGTCTTGTTCGGTTAAATCATCTTGTATTTCTTCAGCTTTTGCATTTGTATTAAAGGTTAATACAGAAGTCAGTATAAGCATTATAGCCATTAATAGTAACAAAGTTTTTTTTCGAGTAAATATGCTATTAGTCATTTGGCAACTCCCTTTTTATATTGTAGATATCTCCATCTGGATATCTATAATATATTTAATAACACAATCTAGTAAAAGAACATTTCTGATTTTAACTTTAGAAAAGGGAGGATTTTAGAGTGGGGTATTATGTAATAGCTTTATTTTTTTGTTTAGTACTTAACAATTTTTTTAATGAATTCACATTAATGTATGGATTATTAGTAACTCTAACTTTTTTAGTAGTTAGGTTTTTACCACTATTTTTAAATTCGCAAAAACATACTTTATCTACATCTTTATTTTCATTTCTTTGTACATTGATGGTTTTAAGAGATATGTTTATGATTCCATCTTTAATAATGAACTTTATAATCATTAGTTTTGGATGTTTTATAATTGGAGATCGATTTAAGAAGTTAAATTAAATAAGTCCAGTACAATGCCGGACTTATTCTCAATCAGTTGTTTATTTTTTCTGTTTCAATGTATAACTTGTGGGGGCATTTCGTTTTATAAGGTGGCTTATTTATTTCTATGTAATTAGAATTTACTTTTAGATAATGCTTTTAGTATAGGATTTATTATTCTACTTATTAAACGAAATCCCCTAAATATAGAACTAACAACTTTCATAACGTTAGAATCTCTTTTTATTTTAAACACCTACTTTCGCAATTCTGCCTGTAGAATAAAGTTTTCTTTTATACTACCTTTATATGTATACCTTATTTTATTCTTTTGATAAACCTTTGTATGATCTTTACTAAATACTGTTTCGTCACTAAGACCAAGTTCTTGTTTAACTAAATTACGTTCTCCAAAACTCAATGAATCATCTATCGTTCCTATTAATAACAAGAAGGCGAATTTGAAATCTTTTTGCTCAGTAAAGAAAGCATTTGGTGTCATAGCTAGCGAAGCCTTTTTAATATGGTTTCCCTTATCGGTGTCTAAGAAAATAAAAATATTATTTGATAAACCGATTGAGGTTCTATCATCTTCTAATACTTCGGTTGAATTAATTTCCAACTTTGTTTTTTCTCTCATTTCTTTTAATGCTTTTTCTATTCTTTGTTTGTATTCATCTACTGTTAATTTAGTTTCTTTATCTTCTGCAATCGCAGGTTTAGTGCTATCCTTTTTATTGCCACTAACACCAGCAACAACAAAAATTATTAATAGTGCAGTAATAATCCAAGCCCACAATTTTTTATAAAACGGTTTTTTCATATAATTTCCCTCCATGGTTTTATACCTAAATAATACCAATTTTATGCAATAACTGTAAATATTACATCCCCATAAATTCCTTATCGAAATAGAACTTGTCCATTAATTTATTTACAATCCCGTTGAAATAAGCGAATTTACCTTTCTTCATTTTTACTCCAAATTTAATTTTCATAACAAATTCTTTAATAGCTTTTAAGCCAATAATAAGTTCCTGATCTTTAGTAAATGCTTTATCCCCTGTAGAGAAGTTAACGATTTTATTACACTGTCTTACGACCTTCCACAGTTCTTGAATTGTTTTAGATTCACTGTAAAAAGAGCGAACTAAAGAAACAAAACGTTCTGGTACCCAGTGAGCAACAAAATCAGCTTGTTCAATATTCTCTTCTGGAGTATTGCTATTCTCATTACTATTACGTTTGTTTATATCTTTTATATTTTGTTTTAAGGAAACAGGTTTTGTTTTAATGGTAGGACACTTTGTAGGGCTTTTTGTATCTACCTTGTTGGACACTTCTTCCACAATTGGTTGAATGATAATAGCATTAGAAGTTTGAAGCATGTCCTTTTTACGCTTCATTGCTATTTGTTTAATCATCTCTAAATCCACAAGTTTCTTCATTAAACGTTGTACAGTTTTATATGAAACTTCCATTATGGCAGCAATTGAATTTTTGCATAGGAAACTAACACCTACATATTTACAGCTGTGGCGTTTTAAAATTTCAAGTAATGTAATGAGTTTAGATTGTACATCCGTACGCTTAATAGACATACGGATATTATCTCTGTATGTACGTATAGTTTTGTTTAGTTCTTCCACATCTTTGAATGATGATAAGTTGTGGAAGGATTCTTTAGTTGCGATAACATCGATTCTTTTTTTCATAACGGTTTGTCTCCTTTTTTGGAAACAAAAAAGCAACGTCACCAATGTGGTAAACGTTGCTTAATAGACCCTACATGATGTAAAATAACTCATGAGAGTATAGCAAGTGTTTACCTGGCGTAATCAGGTGGACGGTATATAGAGTGCTTCCAACACTTTATATACACGCTGTGCTCTTTTGTTTTGTGGTCACATTTTGGTAACAAACGAATAAAATTTATAATTTATTCGTAATTCCTCATGTAGTACAAACCGTTGATATATAAGCGTTTTGATTATCTTATAATACAATAGTAAACTGTATTGATTGACGAACAGGGTCTTTACTAACGCTATATTATCAACGGTTGAAACGTTCGTGGTAACGATTTGGTAACGATTATACCAAATCGCTCTCCATAAATGCAACTACTTCCGATTGTTTTGAAGGATATAAGTGGCTATAAGTATTTAAAGTTGTTGCCACATCTGAATGACCTAGGCGCTGGGCTACTACAAGTGGACTAACGCCTTTATTTATTAAATAAGATGCATGAGAATGTCTAAATTCATGCATTACAATTTCTTTGACTTCAGCAGCCTTTAGATAGTTATTATATTTTTTATGTAGTGTGGTCGTAGCTATACTGTCATAGAATTCACCGAACACAACATAATCATTTTTAACCGGGGCTGATAAATTGGCTCTTTTTTTTATGTCTTTTAACAAATCCATTGTAAAACTAGGTAACATGACAATTCGATTAGAAGACTTTGTTTTTGGTTCTGTAACCTGACGGTTATATACAGTCTTATTAATATCAATTGTCTTCTCTTCGAAATTAATATCTGACCATGTTAAAGCTAACAGTTCACCCTTTCGGGCACCACTATAATAAAGTGTTGTGAAAAAAGCTTTGTATAATGGATCGTCCACAACTGCAATGAATCTTTTAAATTCTTCGAACTCCCAAAAGTTTATCCTCTTATTTGATTCTTTTTCGAAATTCCCAGCAATCCTAGCAGGGTTGGTAGTTAAACCGTGAAATTTTATTCCAAAGTTAAATATAGCTGAAAGTGTTGTATGAAATTTCTTTAAGTATTCAGCAGAATATTTACTCATCATTTTGTTTTGGTAATGCATCACATGATTTGCAGTGATTTGCTCCATTTTCATGTTACCAAATTCTTTTAACAAATGATTATAAATGGCGTTTTTTATAGTGTTAATTGAAGATTGTTTACGTCTTTGCGAATACCATTCAAAATAACTATTGGCAATTTGAGCAAAAGTTAAACTTGAAGTGGTTTCTTTTTCAATTAGCATCTTTGCTTCAGCTTCACGGGCTTCTTTTTTTGTTTTAAAACCACGACGTTTTACTTGTTTTAAAGTTCCATCATGCTGCCTAACTCTAACAACAAAATAATAAGTTCCCCTTTTTTCATCTTTATATATGGTCATAATTATTTCCTCTCTTTTGTGAATTAAAAAGAGTAGACCGTCGTCTACTCTTAATTTTTAAATTGCTAGCGCTAGAAATTTAAAGGTCTCTTGTAAATCTAATTGCTTTACCAATGATTCTCGCTGGAGTACTCTCTGTAATGATTAAGGGTTCATATGAAGTGTTATCTGGCATTAGTATTACAACACTACCTTGTTTCTTCACTCTTTTTAAAGTAGCTTCTGTATCGCCATTGACTTGTACTGCTGCTATTTCACCATTTTCCACATCGTTTTGTTTTCTAATTAATACAAACGATCCGTTAGGTATAGTCGGTTCCATTGAATTTCCTTTAGCTTCTAAGTAATATACTTCGCCTCGTGGTAAAATATCTGGCATTTCATAACGAAATCCTTCAAAGTTTTCTTCCACATTAATGGGTAAACCACATGCTATTTTTCCTAATATAGGTACTTTAATTGGATGAATAGGAACTTCATATAAGTTAGAAGGTTTATCTTCAGTTAAGTCAGATCGGTTGATATTAAAATAATCCGCTAGCAATTGTATTTTATCTGGCCTTGGATATGTTTTCGCTTTAAACCAATTTGAAACGGTTGTTTCTGGTAACTCCAATTCCTTTGCAATATCTGATTGAAATACACCTTTTTTATTAGCATGTTTTTTTAAGTTTGTTGCCATAATATCTTTCATTTCTTGTTGGCTACTCATTGATATCACCTCCCTTTCTAATATTATTTTACCGTTTTTCGGTAGTTATGTAAAGAGGTAAAATACTTTTAAAAGGTACTTTTCATACTTTTTAGTATTGACTATACCGTTTAAAGGTAGTATATTGGGTGTAGAAATTAACGAAAGGAGGTAATGATATGTTTCAGATAACATTAAAAGCGGCAAGGGTGAATGCAAATTTAAGTCAAGAAAATGCGGCTGAAAAGCTTGGTGTTACTGGGAAAACTCTTCGCAATTATGAGCAAGGTATTACTGCTATTCCTGGTCATGTTTTGAAGAAAGCATCTATAGTGTATAAAATACCATCTGATTATATCCGATTACCTATTATTAATGACGGGAAGTATGATGAAGATTTTTTTTGACTATCACTACCGTTTAAAGGTAGTGAGGTAACGAGGAGAAATCTTCACTTTTTTTAAAAATAAAATGTCGAAAAATGCTGCTGAAAATTAGTTTTACACAACATATAACATTTTATTTATCAATAATTGCCGAAAGGTGTGATGTGAGCTATGTATCAAAAACTTTTTATTGCTCGTCGAGAAAGTAGAATGACTCAAGAAGCGGCAGGGAAAGTGATTAATATAACAAAGCAGAGCTATCACTTGAAAGAATGTGGTAAACGAGACTTTACTCTTACCGAAGCCAAAAAGCTTGCTAAACATTTTAAAACAACAGTCGATAATCTTTTTAACAGATAAAAAAGGAGCGTGACCAATCATGAACGGAGTATTTGTAGCAACACGAATTATGAAAGGACATGAAGTAAGAAAGAAATGTGCTGAATCGAAGAACAGTCCTACACAAATGTTTGTGGAAGATATGCGAAGAAAGCGCCAATTAGAGGAAATGAACCGTAAGGTTTCAGATCGAAGGGAGGTAAGTTAAGTGGTTAAGGAAATACCATTGCAAAATGGATTGGTTGCTCTTGTGGATGATGAGGATTATGAAAGAGTTAGTCAGTATAACTGGAGTGTTTCGTATGATAAAGCTACAAGCCCGAGAGTGCAAAAAAATGACAAGAAAAATAAAACAAGTAATTTAAAGTATTTTATTTTAGAAGATATTCCTCCTGGTAAATGCATTATATGTAAAAATCATAACCATTTTGATTTTACTAAAGAGAATTTAAAAATTGTTAATAAACAAGATATAAAATCTACGTCAATGGGTCATAAAGGTAGTTCATCTAAATATAAAGGTGTTTGCTGGGATAAACAATATAGTAAGTGGAGAGCCATGATAGCAGTTAATGGGAAAAGAAAATGTTTAGGACGATATGAAAATGAAGATGAAGCAGCTAAAACGTATAACAATATGGCGAAAAAAATTAATCCAATTGCTCGATTAAATATTATTGGGAGTGATAATAACGCTTCTGAACCTATCGTCAATAAAAAAATAGGTCAAAGGAAACGTGTTAATACTACTTCAATATACAAAGGGGCATTCTTCCATAAGATATGCAATAAATGGGCTGCTTGTATAACCCATAATCATAAACAAATTCATTTAGGTTTTTTTACAAATGAAATAGAAGCCGCCAAAGCATACGACAAAAAAGCAATTGAATTATTTGGTGACAAAGCAATATTAAATTTTCCTGAAGGGAGGTGAGTTAATTGATTAAGGTCAAACAAGAATATGAGTTTCTTAAAAGTATTTTGTCTAATAGGGATATTGAACGATTAGAAAATGCTATTAGAGAAGGCAGAACGATTATTGTGGATGGTCCACAGGGACCGACTGGTAAAAGTAGGTTTGTCCGATACCTCAAGGAACAAGGTGTAAACGCCACAGAATATTGGGAAGCTGAAGTGTTTACGTTGGACAAACCACTTAAAAATAGAAATTAAAGACGATCAAGAACTTTACGTCGAGTTCTCTGAACTGAACGTTTAGAAACATTGAAATGCCAGTTTATATCGTTTGGATTTTTAACCTTATAACCACGTTTAAGCATTGCGCCTTTAAATTGTCCGTTGGTTATATAAAATCCTTGTGGTGAATTCTCAAAAAGTTTCTTCATGCCATATGAAGAGTTATCAAGGCTGTATGAATGGATCATATCAAAGTTGTTGAAAATCCAATTTTGAAGAGTTTCTTGTTTCTCTTCAGATAAGTTTTCGTAATCGGCAGGTAGATTAACTGGTAATAAGGATTCTGAATTAGGCTTCATATAAGTCACCTCCCTTCAAAGAGGATTATACCAGAATAATAGATTGGAGAGAGTTAATTGAAGGAAGTAACATTAGTTTTTAAATCAGGTGCCAAAGCAAGTTTTACAGTAGAGCAATTTAAAACATTTAAAAATAGTTTTGGATTTTTATCAGGAATTGAATATGAAGGTGCAACTCCGACAGTACCATTTCACATTAGTGTGAGTAATATTGATGCAATATTTGTAGAAGACATTGGTGGAAAGGAATCTACTAAAGAACCTGATCATCCAATTGAAGATTTCTATGGTTGTGAAATTAAGCAAGATGACAGGTATTTTATGTTTGGACAGAATGCCGTACTTGAAGGGAATCTAACGAATTACTTAATTGCGGAACAAAATGTTGAATGTTTTCGTGCGGTATAAAAAGAAAAACCACCTGCGCCAACAGGTGATTTAGAAAAACAAAATTCACAGTCATTATAGCATGAATGGATTTTGTGTAAAGGAGTGTAAAAGGATGGATAAGCAATTAATGCCTAAAACTGCATATCTAGTAAGGGTAGGTAATTTATTTATTAGCAATCCAGGTCCATTGGTAGTAACGAAGTTACCAAAAGATGCAATGGAATTCGAATATGAAATATCAAAACAAGTAGCCAACAATGTTGGGGGAGAAGTTATCCGTAAAACAGTGGAATATGCCAGGGCGGTGGAATCCTAATGGATATTAAAGCGATTGAAGAATATGTACAAGCTATTAATTCAGCAGAAAATCATGGAATCTTGAATGTCTTTGGAAACGAAGTGCAAGTAACTGATGAATTGTTTGAAGAACTTCTTAACGAAAAAGGAGATTTGGAAGTAGTAACACGTGAGTGTTCTGATTATCCTTTTCGAGCTAACTTCAAGCGAAATGGCATAACTTATTATTCTATCCACACTGAAGAACAAATAAAAAATATCTTTGGAGGTAATATCGATGAACTCATTACAAGAAATTGAATTAGCGGAAGTTGATGAATTACAGGATGCGGAGAAGCAATTTGAAATTAGTGATTTGGAAGCCCTTAATTGGGCATTCCGTAAATTGACTGCACTTAAAGCCGAAGAAAAGAAAATTACAACGTTGGCAAATGTTGAACGTGACCGTATTGCACAATGGGAGCAAAAAGAATTAAAACCTATCCACGATAGCATTAGCTTCTTTGAAACTCATATTCAACGTTATCATGCGGAACAACTTGCTGCAGATCCAAAACAGAAAACCATTTCTACACCATACGGTAAATCTAAAACCCGTAAGAGTGGTGAGGCACCGGAACAGCAGGATAAAGAAAAATTACTTCAATACGCTATTGAAAAGCATCTTGATGATTGCTTAAAAACAGAAGTTAAATGGGGTGATTTGAAGAAGAAATTCAAGATTGAAGAAATCAGCGGTGAAAAGGTAATTGTGGATGAGGATGGACAAATTGTTCCAGGGGTTACGGTTAAACCTGAATCTATTTCTTACAGTGTGGAGGTTTAATAAAAATGGCTAAAGTAAAAATTGAATTAGATGTAGATTGGTTAGAAGAAGGTGAAAATCTTGATGAATTAATCAAAAGTCAAGTTATCACGGGCTTACAGGATAGATTGATTCAAAAAGCAGAACAAAAGGTTTTAGCGAAGATCGAACGTGAAGTTGAAGAAAAGGCAAATGAGGTTGTAGATAATTTTATTCATGGAGCCTTGGAAAAGAAAATCGATGAATTAAAAATACCATATAAGAAAAGCGGTTGGGGATCAGAAGTGGAATTAATGCCGATCAGTGAGTTTATTGGTATGAGGTATGAACGATATCTGACTGAAAAAACACTTGATGAAAATGGCCGAGAGGCTAAGTACTCAGGTGATAGAAAGTTATCCATAAGCGAGTATTTTATTCAAAACTATCTTGCTAAGGAGCTTACTTCTAAAGTTAGCACGATGATTCAAACTGCAAGAAAAGATGCAGAGGAAACAATAGTTAAGGCGCTTGAAAACAATCTAAAAGAACAGTTATCCGTTGATATTATTCAAAGGCTCAATATCCCACAAATGCTAGAGAGTCTGCAAAATAAAGCTACAGAATTAGATATTAAAGAATAGGGAAGGAGATTTATAAATGGAAATCACAAATGGTTCTCAAATTACGAAAAGTAAAAAAGCTAAAATCATTGCGTATTCAAAACCAGGTAACGGAAAAACAACGGTTGCTGGATTGTTACCAGGTAAAACATTGGTGTTTGATATCGATGGGACAAGCCAAGTGTTATCAGGTTATGACAATGTAGACGTGGCTAAGATTGATGGGGAAAATCCACACGATAGTATTCTACAGTTTTACGCACTTGCAAAAGCAAACATTGGTAAATACGATAACATCTTTGTAGATAATTTAACGCATTACCAAAAGTTATGGTTACTTAAAAAAGGTGAAAATACTAAAAGTGGAATGCCAGAGCTAAAGGATTATGCATTACTAGATAACCATCTTTTAAAGTTAGTAGAAACGTTTAATTCGTTAGATGCAAATGTTATTTTCACAGCTTGGGAGACAACAAGAAATATCACTCATGATGATGGCCAGCAATATACACAATTCATTCCTGATATTCGCGATAAGATTGTTAATCACATCATGGGAATTGTTCATGTTGTTGGACGATTAGTTAAAAAAGCAGATAGTACACGAGGATTCATCTTAGAAGGTGACCAGAGCGTTTATGCAAAGAATCATTTGGACCAGCGTAAAGGCTGCATACAAGAAGAATTAATAGTGTCATCCACAAATGAGAAAACAGGGGGAAATAAATAATGTCATTCTTTAAATTTGATGAAACAAACGTAAGTACAGGTTTTGAATTAGTAGCAGAAGGTAAATATGAAGCAAGTGTTATTAATGCAACGGCAAAGGACTTCCAAGGTCATCCAACTTTAGAATTAGATTTTGAAATTCGTTCGGATGTTCCACAACCACACCAAGGAGCGAAGATCCTATATAACACATTCTATTTCCACAATGATAATCCTGAATACCAGGAAAACAATATTAAAAGAATTAATAGCTTAATTGCAGCTTGTGGATTCCCGAATGGAACTACATTTAACAGTGCTGATGATATGGCCAAGCAACTTTTTAATAAGTCATTATTAATCACTGTTAAACATCAAGAAGACCGTAATGATAAAAATAAGAAATATCCAAAAGCGAGATGTTTTGATGTATCAAAAGTAGATTCTCCGTCACAAGTCGGGGAACCAATTTCTATCGGTGATGATGATTTACCATTCTAAATAACTAAATAGAGAGGTTGGTTTAGCCGACTTCTCTTTTTTATACCCTAAAAAGCTAATTGGAGGGCGCAATGAAAGAAAATCCATACAATTTTAATGAAATTCCTACTGAGTTAAAGGCCCTTCCGCAATGGATCTTATGGCGTAAGGAAAAAAGAAATGGCAAACCAACAAAAGTTCCATATCAGGTCACTGGTGAAATGGCGCAAGCAAATAACAGACGTACTTGGTCAACATTTGCAACGGCAGTCAAATTTTATTTAGAAGGTGACTATGACGGAATTGGCTTTGTATTTAGTAGGCAGGATAACTACATTGGAATCGATATTGATAAGTGTGTTGTGGACGGAAAAACAAATACCTTAGCAACAGAAGTTATCGATACATTGGATAGTTACACCGAGTTTTCACCATCAAAAAATGGGATTCACATTATTATCAAAGGGAATCTTCCACAATCTGTTTTAGGAACAGGAAGGAAGAATACCAAGCACGGTTTAGAAATTTACTCATATGGCCGTTATTTTAGCTTTACTGGAAATCGTGAAAACTCTAATGATGTGTATGAACGAACGGATGAATTAGCTGAAGTGTTTGAAAAATATTTTGATGACAGTGACATTGAAGGTCGTGTTAATTTAGCGGAATTTGAAAAGGATGAAATCAAAATTTCAAATGAAGCTTTGTGGGAAAGAATGTTTCGAAGTAAAAACGGTGATGAGATTCGTTCATTATTCAATGGCAACTTAATCAATGATGATCATTCAGCAAGCGACTTAGCTTTATGTAATCACCTAGCTTTCTGGACAGGGAATTCAGCTCCTCGAATGGATGCGATGTTCCGTGAATCAGGACTTATACGTGAGAAATGGGACATTATTCACTTCAGAGAAACCAATGAAACATATGGTGAAAGAACGATAGCAACAGCCATTTCTTCTACTTCCACTACTATTTTAGATAATAAGCAGCAATTCGAAGAATTTTCGTTTGATTTCCTTGGCGAAGATGCAGTTGAGGTTGTGGAAGAAAAAAAGAAAAAGAAATTCCGATTAACAGAGTTGGGAAATGCTGAACGTATCGCATATGAATATGGCCATGTAATCAAATATGTCAGCGACATTGGTTGGTATATATGGGACGGAAAGCGATGGAAGTTGGATACAAAGAAAGAAATTGAGCGAATAACAGCAAAAGTTCTTCGAAGTCTTTATAAATCAGAAGATGAAGCGGAAACGAAATGGGCTCGTATGTGTGAAAGAAGAAATATCCGAATGAACAGTATTAAAGATCTTATGCCATTGGTTCCAGGAGAGCGTGAGGACTTTGATAAGTATAAATATTTATTCAATGTAGAGAACGGTATTGTTGACTTGAAAACAGGGAAGCTACAGCCACATGATCGGGACCTTGGTTTAACTAAAATTACTAACATAGTATTTGATGAAAATGCGAAATGTCCGGAATGGATTAACTTCTTGGATCAAATTTTTCAAGGTGATAAAGAACTAGTTGATTATATGCAACGGTTAATCGGTTACTCACTAACAGGAGAAATTACGGAACAAATAATGGTTTTCCTAATTGGTGGAGGTTCCAACGGAAAATCAACCTTTATTAATACTATAAAGGATCTTATGGGTGAGTACGGTAAACAAGCTAAATCAGATACTTTCATCAAAAAGAAAGAGACTGGCGCCAATAATGATATTGCTAGATTAGTGGGAGCTCGCTTTGTATCTGCAATTGAAAGTGAAGAGGGAGAACAACTCTCAGAAGCTTTTGTAAAACAAATAACAGGTGGAGAACCAGTGTTGGCTCGTTTTCTTAGACAAGAATATTTTGAGTTCATACCTGAGTTCAAGGTTTTCTTTACTACAAATCATAAGCCGGTAATTAAAGGTGTCGATGAAGGTATTTGGAGACGTATTCGTTTGGTTCCATTTAACCTACAGTTACCCAAAGAGAAACGTGATAAGAAATTACCCGAAAAAATTAGCTTGGAAATGCCAGGAATCCTGAATTGGGCGATTGAGGGTTGCTTGAAGTGGCAGAAGTCGGGACTAAACGATCCGGCAATTGTTATGAAAGCAACAGGTGATTACAAAGAGGAAATGGATATTCTCGGTCCGTTTATGTTCGAATGTTGCTTTAAAAGAGAAGATGTTCAAATCGAAGCAAAAGAATTATATGAAGTTTATGCGAATTGGTGTTTTAGAAATGGTGAGCATCAATTAAAAAATAGAGCATTTTACCGAATTTTAGAATCCCAAGGATTCAAGAGAGAACGTGGTAACAAAAATAAGTATTACATCAAAGGTGTTACTTTAGCAGACCGAAAAAATACTTTTAAACAGCAAAAGTTACTGAAAAACGATGAAAATAGCGAAAGTGTTACTAAAAGTAACACATTTAAAATCACTTAAAACCCTTGATACATAAGGGCTCAAGTTACTTTTTATATCCTTTTTGTTACTTTTGTTACTAAAAATATATATAAACAAAAAATAAATATATATATAAGTATTCTATTAGGGGGCTTAATGCTCAAAATAGGTAACAAAGGTAACCTAAGTACTTTAATCCCTTGGGGCTCTAAGGTTCAAGTGGGTTACTAAAAAGTAACACATGCTGATTTTAGGTCTTTTTCAGTAACACTTTTAGTAGTTTCTGATAACAGAGGTGATAGATTTGCAGGTTTTATTAATTTTAAGTGCGATTTGGAAATCAGGTGCAAATATCTATCTTGATGAAAAAGATAATCAAGTTGCGATAAAAAAACAAAATTTAATTCCGGCGGAAGTAATGAAGGCTGCCGAACAAAACTATCAAGCTATTTATGATTGGTTTAAATCTTGGAAAGATGAGAGTGCGGAAAAAATTACGTTAATGAAGATATTTCATCATTTTTGTGGGTGGAAACATAATCAAAAATTACACAATTGGTTAGTTGAAGAAGATTCATTGCAACTGTTTTATGAGTGGACGATTGTCCTTGCTAATAATGGTTGGACAGATGTTTATGAGGATCATCGTCAATTTGAAAATGATGAATCAAATGCAATGGCAAGAAAGATATATGAGCGTGCGGTTATATATGCAAGGAAAGGAGCTTAGAACATGATTGAAAAAGTTGAACGAAGTATAAAGCATGCAAAGAAAAGAATTGATGTATTAAAAGAAGCTCATGGTGATAATCCTGGAAAAACTCATACATATCATGGGGGCTGGGATTTAGGTTATTGGGAAGGTCGCCTTTCAGCTTTGGAGGATATGCATGATGAAATTGAAGGTGAAAATGAATGATCCGTTTCCATTACACAGATAAAGAAATAAACAACATTCTTAAAACACTCACAATCGTTATTGATACAAGAGAGAAACAGAATCAACATATTCGTGATTATCTAGTTCAAAAAGATGTACCAGTTAAAATACAAAAATTAAATCATGGGGATTACAGTTGTATGGTGCCGAAAAATGAAGAATTGGGTATCTCCCGTGATATTTATTTAAATAGTTTCATTGAAAGAAAAAATGGGGTAGACGAAATCACAGGTAATTTACAGAAAGACACCCAACAGGCATTTATTAACGAGTTAATAAGGGCGCAAGAGAGTAAGTTTGTATTATTTGTGGAAGAACCTGACTTTGATGAAAAAATAGCGAAGGGGATGTATCGAAGTAGATACGATCCGAAAGCTTTAAAAGGTCGATTGGAAAGTCTTAAAGCAAAATACAACTTTGAAATAGTACCAATGAGCAAAAATATGATTGGTCACAATATTTATCACAGATTTTATTACCAGGCAAAATACTATCTGAAAACAGGAGCTTTTTAATATGGCATATTCTCGTGAAGAGCAAGAAACTACAATGGTTTTTGACAATAGTATAGGTCAGTGGAGTGTTTACTCTACTGTTCCTAAACACATTCGAAAACTTACTAATTTGTGTGAGTTAAAAACCTTAGAAGAAGAGGACGGAAGACCGATAGCTGTTAAAGGTATTCTTCAAGAAAAACAGGTAACAATGAAAAATTTAAGAGTTATGACAGAAGAACAAAGACAGAAAGCGGCTGAAAGACTTTCTAAGGCTAGAAACGCACTAAAATAACAGAAAAACTTTAGTTCTAATATCAATTTAATATAAAAGGAGTCGGAAGACATGACAAAGGTAAAATTGAATGTATTATTCAAGAAAATGCAAAAGGACGATAAAAAGGAAGTTTTAATGTTCCATGTATTAAGTGATGAATTACCACATGCTGATGATCTACTAAAAATGCCAGGTACAATTGTCTATCTATCTGTGGAGAAAAGTGAAGTTGAACCAATCGGTGCTGAATTTGTTTCTATTCAACGTGATAGCAAGAAAACAGTTCTTAAATTCAATGTAAAAGGTGATACGAAAGATAAGATTAATAAGCTTTATCCATTTGCTGGTGAAAATGTTTCTATTACTCTTGAGCCTTCTCAAATGTCTATTGATGAATTTTACGAAGAGTAAATATAAGTCCTGGGCTTCGGCTCAGGATATTAATCTTGTCGACATGTTTCGACATAAAAATGACCGTCAGAATCATAGTAATCTGAAGTTGTTTTTCTTTTTTAATACAAATAGGTGTACAAGTGTTAAAACGTCTTAGAAAGGAATATAAACGTGTTTTTGAAGTTTGTTGTTTTTTAATAGAAAGTAGGTGAATCATCATTTGTTTGACTGGCTGAAAGACTATCAGAAATTAGAAGAAGACATTGAGTACTTAGATTACAACTTAGATAAAACAAAAGCTGAATTAAAACGCTGGGTCAGTGGTGATTTGCGAGAGGTACGTTTAACTGCTGAATCGGAAGGTGCAAAGGTAGAAGAACGTATTGAAGCAATTGAATATGAGTTAGCACATAAGATGAATGATATGTATAAACTGAAAAAATTAATTAGTAAGTTTAGGGGTTTGGATAATAAAATACTTAAAATGAAATATGTGGACGGTATGACGTTGGAACAAATAGCTGAAGAAATCAGTTATAGCTCTAGTCATATTAAAAAGAAACATGCTGAAATAGTTCGGTTGATTAAATTCGTAGAACGAGAAGGTATCATTTAGGTTCACTCCTAAAGTGAATCGAAACTCTTGAAAATATGAATTATAGTAATAACATAAGAAATTGACGAAAGGGCAACTGGTGTGAAGAGAGTGTTGGAATCTTCGCTTTTTAGCTTTATCAAAGGAACTTTTTGACTGTTATAGAGATTGAATTTATGAGATTATATAAAGGAAATATCTCGTAACTCTTCCTTTCAATTTCGAGATTATGTAGAATTTCCATGGAATATATATTCTTGATGACAATTAAATACTTTATGCTGATTTGGAAGAGTTTCTCTTCCTTTGAGCGTACAGCGAGGCGATAATGAAACCACTATTTTAGATTCGTCCTCATATCATTCTGCTGTACGTTGAAAGGTGCGGAAACACCAAAAAAGTTTATGTTATTTTGTTTTATGAATGTATGTATGTTTATGTTTTTACTTAAAGCACAGTTTAATCCTATGGGCTCAGGAGGACTGTGCTTTTTGCCATGTGCAAGGATTTGATAGTACGAATGATAAAGAAAAATAATTATGATGTGTTGGCACTATAATATTTGTAGTGTCTTATGTGTTGTTAAGGGAAGGTCAGGGATGAAATAAAAAAGAGAGCAAAAGCCCTCTTTTTAATAAACAACTAAGGGTTACGCACAAATTGGAATCCCTAACGCTATTAAAGTCAATGCGACTTGAAGAGAAATCTCTAATCTAGCAATTTCGATTCCGGCAACTGAGACAACTAAAAAAGGTTGACCATTTACGAACAAAACACAACTTTCCATAGTTACGCCTCCTTTCTAGTAATCTACTACAGTATATGAATCGAATGTTAATGTGTAATAGTTAAATGAATAGATTTAATGAAATTGATGATTCATCCTATATTACAAAGCAAACGAACACAACGAATGAAAATAAAGATACCTAACGAAGAGGTTTTTTACAGTTTATAGGTATGCACATTTATATTTATATTTTATATGTGCAAATTATAGGTAGATAAAAATATATGTCTTTTTGCAAGAAGTCTATATTATTACAGATTGAGCGTTAGACATACTTTGCATAACGAAATGAATGATGATATGACGCCGAGGGAATGCCGAGAAGCACTCGTTAGTGTGTTAGATAAAGTGATAGATAATTCCTGGATAAGTAGTTAAAAAAAGCAAAACCAGCTAACCTAAAAAGGCAGCTGGCTTTGCTTGGAAGGTAAATCCGATAAGGTAATCATCAACTCAAAAAAAGATAAATGTAATGAGAGACTTTTACTATAACATAAAGGACAGCATATGATCATATGCTGTCCTTTGACAAAGTAAGGATTAAAGAAAAGTAACGAATCCGTTGCTTTTTTATATTTTAAGGAGGATGAAGAATGATTACTGAAATTAGAAAAACAATATCTGGTACAGAGTATTGGGATAACAAAGAAAAGCGAAGTCTATTTGTTCCAACTGGTGAAGAACCAGGATTTGAAGTTACTGTTAATCCTGAGAGTATGATCTTAGGCATGGACATATCAAGTGAACCTGATAAGACAGTAGTTAATTTAAATGGTATGACAGTGAAACAATTACATGAATATGCTGCATCGATTAATGTTGAGATTCCAGCCGATGTTAAAAAGAAAGAAGACATCATTGATTTACTATCATGAAGTACTGTGCTGAACAAGGCTGCAAGACATTAATCGATAGAGGACGATACTGTCTCAATCATAAACGTAAACAGAAGAAGACAGTTGTGTACTCAAAGAACAGATCATTCTATCGTACAAAAGCCTGGCAAGATTTGAAGTCATTCTGTTATCAAAGGGACAAAGGATTGTGTCAACGATGTGGAAGGTTTGTGTTTGGTAAGCAAGCACATCATCATCATATTGTTCCAATTAAAATCAATCCTTCATTAAGATTAGATCCGGATAATATCGATACACTTTGTTCTAAGTGTCATCCGATTGTGGAAAGAGAAACAAATGAAAAATACCAGGAAAAGAAAAAGTTCGACTGGAAACTATAAGCCCCCCTATCGAAAAAAGAAACACTGGCCTTATGGGGGGATAGGGAGTGGGGGTGCAAACGCGCACCTCAAAATGGTTTTTTGAAAAAAATTCGTTTTTTTAGGTGGTGATTTAAGGAATGGCCAGAAAATCGAAGGTCGTAATTGAAGCTGAAAAGAAAAAAGAATTAGAAGCGCAGCGTATTATGGATGTTTTGGTTGAAGCCGGAACTTATTCGCCAGCGCTTGATCCGTTGATTGAAGTTTATCTTGATGCAGTCGAGATATATAGCGTCAAATATGGATTGTGGAAGAATTCCAACTTTCCAACGGTCCAAAAAACAAAGAATGTAAATGGTGATGTGAAAGAATCAAAACATCCATTGGCTCAACAAGTTGAAGTCTGGTCTAAGCAAAAAGCGAAATATTTGGGGCAATTAGGACTGGACGGAAAGAACAAAGATTTAATCAAAAAAAGTGGGGTTCTTCTCGAAAAAGGGAAAACAGAAAAAGAGTCCACGGAGCCTAGTGATAGCAATAAATTAGTGCAATTTAGGAAGATGAAAAGCCGATGATTGATTTTGAAACAAATTATGCAGATATATTCGCTTCTGAAGTAGATGCAGCCCCGCACTTATATCCTGATTCTATTAAATTGGCAATCAAAAGATATAAGAAATGGAAGAAACGAAAAGATATTTGGTTCGATGTTGAAAAAGCAAATGCGATGATTTATTTCACAGAAACATTTTTAAAACATGCAAAAGGAAAATGGGCAGGACAGCCATTAATTTTAGAGTCCTGGCAAAAGTTCTACTTTGCTAATATCTATGGGTGGCAAAAATATAATGAAGATGGTAAAGCGGTGCGAGTAATTCGTACGGCTTATTTGCAGGTTCCAAAGAAAAATGGGAAAACAATTATGGGCGGTTCACCTGTTATTTATGCGATGTACGGTGAAGGTGTAAAAGGTGCTGATTGTTATATTTCCGCTAATACTTTTGAACAATGTCAAAATGCCGCGGGACCAATTGCATTAACGATTGAGAATAGCCCTGATTTACGGCCAGATACACGTATCTATAAAGGCAAGGAAGATACGATTAAGTCAATTAAATATACATTTGTGGAAGATGATATTAAATATGCAAATGTAATTAAGGTTCTTACAAAAGATAACGCTGGGAACGAAGGTAAAAACCCATATATTAATTATTTTGATGAAGTTCATGCTCAAATGGACCGTGAACAATACGATAACTTACGTTCAGCACAAATTGCTCAAGAAGAGCCACTCAACATCATCACTTCCACAGCAGGGAAGAATACAGGCTCACTTGGAACTCAAATTTATACCTATGCAAAAGAAGTTTTAAAAGATGATAAAGATGATTCTTGGTTCATGATGATCTATGAGCCGAACAAAAAGTTTGACTGGACAGACCGTGACGTTTGGCGAATGGTTAATCCAAATATGGACGTATCGGTTAACATGGAGTTTCTTGAGAATGCATTTAAAGAAGCTCAAAACAATAGCTTTAATAAAGCTGAATTCTTATCAAAGCATTTGGATGTATTCGTTAATTATGCCGAAACATATTTCGATAAAGACCAACTGGATAAAATGCTTGTGGACTATTTAGATGATATTGAAGGATTAACTTGTGTTGTCGGTGTGGACTTATCAAGACGAACGGATTTAACTTGTGTATCCATAAATATTCCAACATACGATGATGAAGGGAATGCGATATTAATCGTTAAACAAATGTATTTTATTCCGGAGTTTGGAATTGAAGACAAAGAGCAGCAAAGAAACGTTCCGTATAGAGCATTAGCTGAAAAAGAATTTGTAACAATTTGTCCTGGGAAAACAGTTGATGAAGAAATGGTAAATCAGTATGTGGAATGGGTATTTGAGAATTTTGATTTACGTCAAATCAATTACGATCCAGCTCTGGCTGAAAAGCTTGTTGAAAAGTGGGAAATGCTAGGGATTCAATGTGTGGAAGTTCCACAGTATCCAACTCATATGAATGAACCGTTTGATGACTTTGAAATATTATTACTCCAGGATCGAATTAAAACCGATAATCCTTTGCTTATTTTCTGTGCAAGTAACGCAAAGATAATCACAAACATTAATAATTTAAAAACACCATCTAAACGTAAATCACCGGAGCATATTGATGGATTCGTAGCCATGTTAATTGGTCATAAAGAAACATTAAATATGATGGAGGATGCTATTCCAGATGAAGATTACGATGAATACTTAGATGGCATTTATAGATAATCTTAATATATCTCTCTTATCAGTTATACTAAATGTAAATATTAACTGATAAGGAAGTGTTATTATGAAAGAATTTATGCCTTTGTTTGCTTCTATTACAACAGCTGTAGCTACTTTGGGGGCTGTTTACTTAACTCAGCTATGGAGTAGGAAAACTCAAAAGGATTTATCAGAACAACAAGTTATTCGAGATGAGAAAAAAGAAAAAAGAAATGAATTGATAGAAACCCTAGAAATTTATAATAAAATCCTTAAAATTCATGGGGAAAATTCAGTAGTAATTGATGTAGCCGATAAGCCTGAAGAATTTGATTTTAATGTATATCAAAAAGAGGTTCGCCCAATTCTTTATGAAAAGTATCATTTGTTGCATGAGGAAATCGCAGAGAGAGTAGCTCTTATGGATCAAATTATTAAAAGTTGCAATTTCTTTCAAGAAGTTGAAAGAGAAGATCATACGGAACTTTGCAGTAATTACAATAGGTTAATCCGTATCATGAGGAAGAATATATATGATTTTCGTAAGGAAGATAAGTCGTGAAAGGCGGTGAGAAATTGGATTTAAGAGATAGGTTTTCAAATTTTTTATTTAGACAAGCTGAAAAGCGTGGTTATCTGGATGATGTTTTAGGAAAAAGCATTCGTTACGGCGGTGTGTATGTTACGGATTCAAACATCTTGCAATCTAGTGATGTATATGAATTGTTACAAGACATCAGTAATCAAATGGTATTGGCTGATATTGTTGTGGAAGATGAATTTGGTAATGAAATTAAAGATGATATTGCACTTCGTATTTTAAAGAATCCTAATAATTATTTAACGCAATCTGAATTTATTAAATTAATGACAAATACCTATTTACTCGAGGGAGAAACGTTCCCTATATTAAATGGCACTCAAATACATTTAGCTTCAAATGTTTTTACAGAGTTAGATGATAATTTATTAGAACATTTTAATATTGGTGGTCAAGAGGTTCCCTCTTTTATGATTCGTCATGTAAAAAATATTGGGGCAGATCATTTAAGAGGAAAAGGCCTTCTTGATTTAGGAAGAGATACACTAGAGGGCGTTATGTCAGCTGAGAAAACTTTGACCGATAAGTACAAAAAAGGTGGATTACTAGCATTTCTATTGAAATTAGATGCGCATATCAATCCACAGAATGGTACACAGTCAAAATTAATTAAAAAGATTTTAGATCAGTTGGAATCAATTGATGATGCAAGGTCAGTTAAGATGATTCCTCTAGGAAAAGGTTATGAAATAGAAACGCTTAAAAGCCCGCTAGACGATGAAAAGACCTTGGCATACCTAAATGTATACAAAAAGGATTTGGGTAAGTTTTTAGGTATAAATGTGGATACATACACAGAGTTAATTAAAGAAGATATTGAGAAAGCAATGATGTATATCCACAATAAAGCAGTTAGACCAATAATGAAAAATTTTGAAGACCATTTGAGTCTTCTTTTTTATGGCCAAAATTCGGGGAAACGAATTAAATTCAAGATTAATATTCTTGATTTTGTTACTTATAGCAACAAGACAAATATCGGTTATAACCTGGTACGTACCGCTATTACTTCACCTGACAATGTTGCGGATATGCTCGGATTCCCTAAACAAAATACAAAGGAATCACAATCTATTTATATTTCAAATGATTTAACTGAAATCGGTAAGAAAGAAGTAAACGATGGTTCATTGGGAGGAGGTGAAGAGAATGAAAATTGAGGTCCGAGGGAATCAAGTCATACTTGATGGTTATGTGAATGTTGTGGACAGAGAAAGTCGAATGTTGCCTTCTCCAAGGGGATATTTCAAAGAGAGAATTGTCCCAAAGGCGTTTGAAAAAGCGTTAAAGAAAGCAAAGAATGTAGACTTACTTTTTAACCACGATAAGAATCGAAATCTTGGTTCCATTAAAAATGGCAATCTGGAATTGTGTGAAGACAATATTGGTTTAAGAGCTATTGCTACAGTTACAGATGAACAAGTGATTGAGAAGGCAAGGAATAAAGAATTACGTGGCTGGTCATTCGGTTTTGTTTCTGAAAAGGACTCCTGGGAAGAGGGAGAAGCTGGTGTTCAAAAACGATCTATTGAAGAATTAGAACTCTTAGAAGTTTCTATTTTAGATATGACACCGGCATATGTTGCAACTTCCATTGAAACCAGGGGCGAAAATACAGCCATGATTGAAATGAGAAGTGAAGAAGCAGCTATAAAAACAGTTGTGGAAGATGATACAGAGGAAAGAAACAACATTATTAAACAAATAAAAAAAGTCCTGGAGGAAAATTAACATGAACTTAAAAGAAATCTTAAAAGCATCTCAAGCACGAAATAAAGCTCGATTAGCAGAATTACAAGGAAAAGTAGAAAAAAATGAAGTTCGTTCAGAAGAATTAGCAGCAGTTAAGGCTGAAGTGGAAGCATTAACAGAAGAAGCGAAAACTCTTGCTGATGAATTAGCAAAATTAGAAGCAGACGAAAAGGAAGAAAATCCAGACCAAAAGAAAGATGACGATCCAGATAAAAAAGAAGATCCAGAAGTAAAAGAAGATCCAAATCAATCAAAAGAAATTCCAAAAGAAGAACGTTCTGAAATCATGGCAGCTATTGCAACAGGTCTTTCTACTAAAGGTCATAAATCTACTAAAAACAAAGAAAAGGAAACTCGTTCAGCCTTTGCTAATTATATTGTGGGTAATATTGATGAAAGAGAAGCTCGTGCATTAGGATTAGTTACTGGCAATGGTTCTGTTACGATTCCGGATTTCTTAAGTAAAGAAATTATTACGTATGCTCAAGAAGAAAACTTCTTACGCCGATTAGGGACAGGGGTAAAAACAAAAGAGAACATTAAGTACCCTGTTTTAGTTAAAAAGGCAGAAGCTCAGGGTCATAAAAGCGAGCGAACAAATAACGAAATTCCGGAAACGGATATTGAATTCGATGAAATCGAATTATCACCAACGGAGTTCGATGCACTTGCAACTGTAACGAAAAAGTTATTAGCGCGTACAGGTTTACCAATTGAACAAATTGTTATGGACGAGTTGAAAAAAGCTTATGTTCGTAAAGAAACTCAATATATGGTTAATGGTGATGAAGCTAATAATATCAATGATGGTGCATTGGCAAAGAAAGCAGTTGAATTTAAAACTGATGAAAAAAATCTTTATGATGCATTAGTAAAAATGAAAAATACACCTGTTAAAGAAGTGCGTAAAAAAGCACGATGGGTGTTAAATACGGCAGCACTAACAAAAATTGAAACGATGAAAACAGATGATGGCTTCCCATTACTTCGTCCATTTAATCAAGTTGAAGGCGGGATTGGCTATACGTTATTAGGCTTCCCTGTTGAGGAAGAAGATGCAATTGATATTCCAGATTCACCAGATACACCAGTATTTTATTTCGGTGACTTCTCTAAGTTCTATATTCAAGATGTCATTGGATCATTAGAGGTACAAAAGTTAGTTGAGTTATTCTCACGTACAAACCGTGTAGGTTTCCGTATCTGGAACTTACTAGATGCTCAATTAATTCATTCTCCATTTGAAGTTCCAGTTTATAAGTACGTCTTGAAACAGCAAACTACACCAGGTGCTTAATATGGATGATTTAATTAACAAATTTAAAGAACATATAAGATGGGATGAGGGTATGGATGATTCTATGCTCTCATTTTATTTGAAACAAGGACAAAATTATGTTCTCAAGGCAACTGGTGAGCAAACAGAATATCTAGTTATTATGTGTGCTGGTATCTTTTATGAGTATCGTGTATCCGAAAAAGAATTGAGTGCAGCTTTAGATGCAATGACACCTTTCTTTGTCCAGGAGGTATTTAGTGATGCCGAAGAGATTGAGTAATAACAGAAAACATCGAATAACTTTTATTAAAACTGAGACGAGTAAAGATGATTTAGGGCAGGTTATCGATGAGAAAGATGTTGATTATGCTATTTGTTGGGCAGATATTAAAACAATGCTAGGTAAAGAATATTTTGCAGCGGCAGCATCTCAAGCTGAAAGAACGTACCGTTTTATTATTCGATATCGGCCTGACATTGAAACAACTATGAAAATTAAGTTTAAAGGACGTATTTTTGACATAACACATCCTCCAATTAATGATGGCGAAAGTAATGAAACGCTCACTATTATTGCTCAAGAGCGTGTGTGAGGTGAAGTTTAATGGGAAGTATCCATAGTCTATCAGCTGATATTGCAAGAGAGTTGCAGCGATATGCGAATGTTGTTGAAGAGGAAATTGAGGTTGCAAAGGAAGAAGTGGCGGATGCCCTTGTAGAAGAATTAAAGCAAAAAAGCCCTAAAGATACGGGTAAATATGCTAAAGGATGGCGTAAAAAGAAAATGGGAGATGCAATTATTGTTCACAATGCAACGAAGCATCAGGTTGCACATTTATTAGAATTTGGCCATGCGAAAGCCAATGGAGGGCGTGTTCCGCCAAAAGTTCACATTGCTCCAGCTGAAGAGCATGCGATTAATGATTTCGTTGAGCGTGTGGAAAGGGCGGTTCAACAATGACATTAGGTGAATTAAAGAAGATTCTAGATGCTACAGGATATCCTGTGGCCTATTCGCATTTCACAGCAACACCAACTAATCCAGTTCCAGCGCCACCTTATATTTGTTTTCTTGTGGATGGATCAGCAAATTTAATGGCCGATAACAAGGTCTATCACAAGATAAATGACTTAAACATAGAGCTTTATTCAACTAGAAAAGATTTAGTTGCAGAATCCAAACTTGAAAAGGTCCTTGATGATAATGAAATACCCTACGATTCGCCATTCGAAGGGATTATTGAATCAGAAAAAATGTATCAAAAATTTTATGAAACGAGGTTGATATAAATGGGTGAGAACAAAGTTACCTTCGGTTTAAAAAATGTTTATTATGCACTGTATGAAATTTTAGATGGGGTAGTAAAATTTAAAACTCCAATTCCGATTCCAGGAGCTGTTGAACTAACATTAGATCCACGAGGTGATTTAATTGAGTTCTACGCTGATGACATGCTTTACTACTCAGCAAGTAATAACCAAGGTTATGACGGTGCATTAAATATCGCTACAATTCCAGAAAAATTTGCTGTAGATGTTTTAGGTGAAGAGTTAGACGAAGTAGACGGTGTACTAAATGAAATAGCTGATGCGAAAGGAAAACAATTTGCATTGTTATTTGAATTTGATGGAGATGAAAAAGCGACTCGTCATGTTCTATTCAACAATTCAGCAAGTCGTCCTACAGTTGCATCTAAGACGAAAACAAACTCAGCTGAACCAAATACGAATGAACTTAAATTTGTTTCTAGTCCAATTGATATTAATGGTAGACGTATGGTTAAGACGAAAACTACATCTAAAACAACACAAGCAGTTTATGATAATTGGTTCAAAGAAGTATATACAAAAAAATCAGTAGAGATAAATAAGGGAGCGTAAGTGAATGGAAAAGACAATTACAATAGACGGAAAACAAGTCCGATTAAAAAGTACAGCAGCCACTGTCAAACGATATAAAGCGCAATTCAGACGTGATTTATTTGCTGATATGTTTAAGTTAGGGATTTTGTCTCCTTCAAATCCTCAGGAGGGTTCACTAGCCACTATTGATTTAGCTAATGTGGATTTAAGTAAGCTAGATTTTGAAGTTGTATATGATTTAGTTTGGTTATATGCGAAAACAGCAAACCCAGAAATTGCTGAACCAATTACATGGCTAGATGGTTTTGATGAATTCCCTATTTCAGATATTATCCCGGAAATTATGGATATGATTCAAAGTACAATGGGAGCAAAAAAAAAATAAAAAAAAGTAATGGAGAGCAAGGAACATTCAGTGATGAAGAATTAACCACTGATACGTTCCTTGCTCTTTGTTATAAAGCGAAATTAACGCATTGGGATCTGGACGTCATGACAATTGGTGATTGCTTTGATTACATTGCTGAATTCGCTGAAATGGAGAATCCAGACAAAGAAAAAGTAAGAAAAGCAAACCAAAAAGACTTTGATTCATTCTAAGAAAGGGGTTAGATTATGGCCGGAAGAATTAAAGGGATTACGATTGAAATTGGCGGCGAAACCACAGGTCTTCAAAACGCTTTAAAAGATGTAAATAAGCAGAGTGACAACTTGGCCAAAGAATTAAAAGATGTAGAACGTCTTTTGAAATTCGACCCTGGCAATGTTGAAGCTTTAGCTCAGAAACAAAAGTTATTGACTCAACAAATTGAAAATACAACAGAAAAGCTAGATAAATTGAAAGCAGCAGAACAACAAGTTCAAGCACAATTTCAAAACGGAAAGATTTCTGAAGAACAGTACCGCGCGTTTAGGCGTGAAATTGAATTTACACAAGGGTCACTTGATGGCCTGAAAAATAGGCTCGGTAACATGAAAGCTGAACAAGAGAATGTAGCGAGTTCAACAAGACAACTAGAAACGTTGTTTAGTGCTACAGGAAAAAGCGTTGATGATTTTGCAGGCGCATTAGGTAATCGTCTTGTAAATGCAATTAGAAGCGGTACAGCAACAAGTAAACAATTAGAACAAGCAATTGGAATTATTGGACGGGAAGCATTAGGAACAGAAGCTGACATAGAAAAATTACAACGTGCTCTTCGATCTGTGGATGCTGGAAATTCAATTCAACAAGTTCGAAACGAGTTAAGGGATTTGCAACAAGAGGCTGAGAGAACGGAGAAGAAGTTTGAAGGGCTCCAAGTAGGACTCGAAAACGTCATTGGTGGGTTGGCAGCTGGTGGCGGTATTGCTAGTGCAGTTGAAAAAGCAATGGATATGTCAAAATTGAAAACTAAGATTGATATCACTTTTGATGTTCCAGAGTCTTCGAAAAAATCAGTGGAAGAAGCTATTAGGGGCGTTAGTACTTATGGTATTGACGCTGAAGAAGCATTAGAAGGTGTTCGCAGACAATGGGCATTAAATAAGGATGCTTCTGATGAAACAAATGCGGCTGTAGTTAAAGGAGCAGCGACTATTGCAGCATCCTATGCTGGAATTGATTTTAATGAACTTATACAAGAAACCAATGAGATTGGTGCAACGTTAGGTATTACTAATGAGGAAGCATTGGGGTTAGTTAATACATTATTACAAACAGGATTTCCACCAGAGCAATTAGATATTATCGCTGAATATGGGGATCAGATGATTCAAGCTGGATTTTCAGCTAAAGAAGTTCAAGGAATCATGTCTGCAGGAGTCGACACTAAAAGTTGGAATATCGATAACCTATTAGATGGTGTTAAAGAAGGACGTATCAAAATGGCTGAGTTTGGGGCCGGTGTAGATAAGTCTATGCAAGAGGTTTTAGATAAAACAAAGATTTCGGCGGATCAGTTTGAAAAATGGGGGCAGGCAATTGCTGGTGGTGGCGAAAATGGACAAAAAGCTATGCTTGAAGCAACCAAGGCTTTAGCTGGTGTTGAAAATGCAACAGACAGAAATGCACTTGGCACGAAGATGTTCGGTACCCTTTGGGAAGACCAAGGAAAGAAAATCATCGACACCATTTTGAAAGCAGAGGGTAAACAAGTTGATTTGAAAAAAGGAGTAGAGGATTTACATGGCGCTACTTCTAAAATAGATGCATCTCCAGCGGTTAAATTTCAACAAGCAATGCAAGATTTGCAAGTTGCGCTTCAGCCTGTTCTTGAAGTTATAGCAGATCTTGTTTCTAAATTCGCTGAATGGATTTCAAATAATCCTGAATTAGCAGCAACGTTAACAGCGATTGCTGTTGCAATTGGTGTGATTTCGGGAGCATTTATGGCTTTAATGCCTATAGTCGTCGTTATATCGAGTATAGGGGCTGCAATGATGGGATGGGTAGCATTAATCGCCGTGGTTGTAGCCGCTGTAGTTGCATTGGGTGTCCTTATTTATGAGAATTGGGATTCTATCAAACAATGGACCATTGATGCCTGGAATGCAATTGGAGAATTCTTAGTAGGAATATGGGATGGGATTGTACAATGGGCAAGTGAAACCTGGAATAGTATTAGTGAATCTACATCGGAAGTTTGGAACTCGATTAAAGAATACTTAATGGAGTTATGGAATGGGATAGTTGAGTCCTTATCTGAAATATGGAGTTCTATCGTTGAAACTACTACAGAAACCTGGAATTCCGTTGTGGAGTATTTGACTGGAATTTGGGATGGAGTAGTTGAAACACTATCAGAAGTTTGGAATAGTATCAGCCAAACCACTTCTGAAGTGTGGACGGCGATTAGTGGGTTCTTCCAAGAAACTTGGAATGGATTAGTTGCCTTTCTAACTCCTATTTTACAGGGGATTGCTGATTTCTTCTCTATGATTTGGAACGGTATTTCCACAGTAATTCAAACTGTATGGGGTTTTATTACTCAGTACTTACAAGCAATTTGGACGGCTATTTTATACTTTGCTACGCCAATTTTCGAGTCTATACGAGAGTTTTTAGCTTCTGTATGGGAATCTATTAAAGAAAAAGCTACAGCGGTGTGGGATGCACTTACAAATTTCTTAACAACTTGTTGGAATGGAATAGTTTCAATTGCGACAACTGTATTTGAGTGGATTAAAAATACAGTTACAACCGTTTGGGATACGATCAGTTCAGCAACAATGTCTGTATGGAATGCTGTTAAGAATTTCTTACAATCATGTTGGAACGGGTTAGTAGCTTTTGTAACGCCAATATTCACCTCAATAAAAGATTGGATTGTGAATACATGGAATACGATTAGTTCCACAACAAGTGCAGTATGGAATACGATTAAAAGCTATTTAACTAGCTTATGGAACGCAATTATTTCCACAGCGAGTTCTGTATTCAATAGCATCAAAGAAGCCATTTCAACGGTTTGGAACATGATTAGTAGCACAAGCAGTAGTATTTGGAATGGTATTAAATCAACCCTCTCAAACATTTGGGAAGGTATCAAGTCAACCGCATCTTCTGTCTGGAATGGATTGAAAGAAGCCATTATGACGCCTGTTCGTTGGGTAACAGATGCGGTTAGTGGGGCATTTGAAGGCATGAAATCAGCAGTATTAGGCGTATGGGATGGTATTAAAAGTGGTATTCGTACAGCTATCAATGGAATTATTCGTATCATAAATAAATTTATAGATGGCTTTAATACACCAGCAGAATTACTAAACAATATACCAGGAGTTAGCGCGCCGACTATTCCGCATGTACCAATGCTTGCGAAAGGTGGAAAACCTGTAGGAGATGGCTCATTTATTACTGGAGAAAAAGGCCCCGAACTATTTACTAAAAGAGGGAATTCGATTACAGTTACGCCGTTATCTTCAAAAGAAAGATCCCTTGGTATCACTGGAACTATGAATCAACTAATGAGTGATATGAGCCGGATGATGGCTAGTTCAATGAGTCAATTATCGGGATTAAAGAGTGTTATGAGTGGTGTGTATGGAAATATGTCAAATAGTAGACAAGCTATGGCAGCTGGTGTTGCGAATCAAGTGATTAATTATTCTTCAGGATCATCTGGCGGTGGAGTCATTCCAATGCTTGGTGGAGATTTAGTTATTGAAGTACCTGTTAATTTAGAAGGAAGAGACGTCGCACGCGGTACGTATCGCTATACAACTGAATATCAAGAAAGAGAAGCGAAAAGAAACTCAGACTTTTAGGTTTAGGTTTGGGTTTCTTTTATTTTATAAAGAAATGGGGTGACAGTATGAGTTCTTTTACATTTAACAATATACGTAAGGATTTTATTCAAATCGAAAAAGGATGGAAAAAACCAGCGTGGGCGCCGTTAAAACGGAAATTTCTAAGTGTTCCAGGTTATCCAGGTGCAAGATTATTAACGACAGAAACTGAAATGCGAGTTTTGCCTGTTCCAGTCGGAATTATTGTTCCTGATGGATCTGACTTAGAAACATTAAAAGAAGAAATAGCAGAGTGGTTAATTACAGAAAAACCTGTTGAATTAGTCTTTGATGTAGCACCTGATAGGACATATCTGGCTGTTATTGATGAAGATTTTGATCCTGAGGATTTTGTTACTTTAGGTAAGGGTACTTTGAATTTTGTTTGTCCAATGCCTTATAAGTTAGGACCTACTAGAACAGTAGAATTTGAAATGGATGGGCGTGGGTTAATAGCAAATGTTCAAAACAAAGGAAGTGTAGAATCCAATCCAATTATAGAGGTTGACGTGACGAATCCTTCCACATTTCTTGATGTATGGAATGGAGACAATTATTTTCGTATCGGATGGCCACTTAGCGTAAATCAGATACCTGTCGAAAGAAATCAGCGGGTAATGTGGGATGAAATGTCTACAACTGTAGGTTGGACGGATGTTCCGAATGCAGAAGATATGGTTGGGGGCGGGGCTTTTAAAGTAGATGCAGGCTCACGCCTAGTTCCGGTTTATTTAGGTGAAACAAATATAAAAGGATGGCATGGTTGCATAGCTAAAAAGAACATCCCACAAGGCCCGCTACAAGATTTTATTATGCAGGCGTATGTTGGGGTAAGAAGCTCTCACCCCGATCAAATGGGGCGTGTTGAAATAGGTTTATTGGATGAAAACAGCGACTATGTAGCTCGTATTTCTATGAATGATGTTCATTGGCAAGCAGAACAGAATACAGGGTTCGCTAAGCTTGGTAACAAAAAGAAACCAAACAGTGAGCGAGTGCTTATAAATGAACCTGGAGATCATCCTACTACATGGAATCAATATCGTGGTCGATTATGGTTAGCACGTACCGGCAATAGGTGGGAAGCTTATATTTCTAAGTTTTTATGGAATACCGAAAAGGATGATTCAGAGCGCTTTATCGTGTGGGAAGATGAAAACAATATGAATATGGACAAAGTGGCACAAGTTCAAATAAGCATTAGTCAGTTTTCGGATAACATGTTTTGTACAGACATGAGCATCGATGACTTGAAAATTTGGAAAGTCAATATGAATACCCAAGATAATCCGCCTTATATTTTTGATGTTGGCGATAAAGTAGTTATTGATACCGATCGAAGCCTTGTATCAATCAATGGTAAAAAAGCTATAAACGTAAAAGATATATTCAGCGATTATCCCGTTATTCAAAAAGGAACGAACAAACTTGAGATTATGCCTCCTGATGTAGGAATAGCCAAAATAACGTATAGGGAGCGATTTAGATGAGAACACCCAGCGGAACATTACATGTTGTTGATTTTAAAACGAATCAAATCGTTTCTAATATACAAACGCAAGATTATTGGGATGATAAACGACATTGGGAAATTAAGAACAATATAGATACATTAGAATTTAAAGTGTTTGATAATACCGAACATGCAGCTACACTCATGCAGCAAAATTTGGTATTAAAAGAAGTGCGTGATGGGCGTATCGTTCCGTATGTTATTACTGAAACTGAAAAGGATTCTAATGATAGATCAGTAATTGCTTATGCATCTGGTGAATGGATTCAACTTGCGAAAGCTGGCATTATTGCTCCACAGAAGGTGGAAGGTAAAACAGTAAATGAGTTTATTGATATGGCTCTTGCAGGTACGAAGTGGAAAAGAGGAAGAACAGAATACGCTGGTTTCCACACAATGACAATTGATGAATTTATAAGTCCGTTGAAATTACTAAAAGACATTGCTTCTCTATTTGAATTAGAAATCCAATATCGTGCTGAAGTAGTTGGTTCTCAAATTGTCAGTCGCTATGTGGACATGGTAAAGAAACGCGGTCAAGAAACAGGGAAAGAAGTAACACTTGGCAAAGATTTAGTGGGAATTAAACGTGTTGAGAACTCACAAAACATTTGTACAGCATTACTTGGTTTCTCCAAAAAAGAAGGGGAAGGATTTATTACAATCACCGACATAAATGACGGTATTCCTTATCTTGTGGACAGTGATGCTTTCCAACGATGGAACGAACGTGGTCAACATAAATTTGGCTTTTATACACCAGAAACAGAAGGCGATATAACACCGAAACGTTTAATGACTCTTATGAAAACAGAATTAGCCAAACGGATAAATTCCTCTATTTCTTACGATGTTCAAGCACAAAGTATAGGTCGTGTATTCGGACTAGCTCACGAGCTAATTAATGAAGGTGATACAATCCGAATTAAAGATACTGGATTTACACCGAAACTTTATTTAGAAGCACGGGCAATCGCTGGTGATGAATCATTTACAGACCCTTCACAAGATAAATATATATTTGGTGACTATCGTGAAATTACTGATCCGAATGAAGAAATGCGTAAATTATACAATAGAGTGCTTGCTTCTTTAGGTAATAAAGCCAATAAAGAACTATTAGAACAACTAGAAAAGTTAGCAGAAGAAGCGAAGGGTACAGCCGAACAAGCTCAAAAAGAAAGTAAAGCGGCAAAGGATATAGCAGAAGAGACTAAAGATTATATGGATCAAAACCTTGTAGATATCATAGAGGGAGCTAATCCACCTACTACTGGTCTTAAACCTAATAAAACACTATGGCGTGATATTAGTAATGGTAAGCCTGGTATTTTAAAAATATGGACAGGCACAGCGTGGGAACCTGTCGTCCCTGATACAGGACCATTGCAGCAAAGTATTAAAGATGTTAAGAAAGATATTGAAACAGCTAAAACGGAGCTAAATCAAAAGGTTCAAAGTGTGGAAAGTAAAGCACAAAAAATAGCTGGGCAAATAGTGGATGTTCAAAAGCAAGTTAATGGCAAAGTGGATCAAACCTGGATTGATAATCAGTTGAAAGATAAGGCTGATAAATCTGGTGTTTATACGAAAGATGAAATTAAAGATGGTTTCATAGGTAAACAAATCTATGAAACTGATAAACAAGGGAACGTACAGAATTTCAAAGATATTAATACATCTATTGGTCAAACGAACGAAGCTCTTAAACAGAAAGCTGAGAAGTCAGAGTTAACGAAAACAAATGATGGTTTAACTAAACTTCAAAACAAAACGAATGAAATTGAAACAACAGCAAACGGCACTAAACAAAAGTTAACCGAACTAGAAACCACTGTTAATAACACAAATGTTGGTGTAAGAAACTATGTTCTTGATTCTGATAAATTTATATCGCCACCTGACACAAATCAAAGTTTCAGATTTGTAAATGATTTAAAAGACTTACAAGGAAAACAGATTACAGTAAGTGTTTATGTTGAAATTAAAAATGCAAAAACTGGCGTTAACCCATCTAATAGAGTTGGTTTTGAACCTTCTATACGATATTCCGATAATTCAATTCAGCATCTCGGCGCTTGGTTAAGAATAACGGATGGTATGAACTTTAAAGGTATTATAAGTACGACTATATGGATTAAAGATATAGGGATATTAAAAACAGAACAGAATGCAGTATATATTCAATGTGGCGGAGACTATGTAAAAGTAGGTAGACCGAAAATAGAAATTGGAAACAAAGTGACAGACTGGACACCAGCGCCAGAAGATAACGTTTCTAATACGGACTTCACTAAGAAAACAGTAGAAATTGAGACGACTATTAAAGGCATAAATACTTCTGTTTCTAATGTACAAAACGAACAGGGAAAACTTACAGAACGTATGACGAAATCAGAGCACACCGCAGATGGATTTAAAACTTCTATTGAATCGTTAACTAAAAAAGATACTGAAATTAGTAATAAGTTAAATACGGTTGAATCAACTGTAGAAGGCACAAAGAAGACCATTTCTGATGTGCAGCAAACAACAAGTGAGCTTAAGAAAACAACAACTGAAATTAAAGAAGAAGCAGGAAAAGTCACCGAGAAGTTGAGTAGTGTGGAGAAAAAGTTTGATGATATGAAATTTAGTGGACGTAACCTTCTGTTAAGTACAAGTGGCACACTTAAATCTGACACTGGAACGACCATTTCAAATACTGATTTAAAATCTTTTAAATTTGCTCCTGATACTTTCGAAATGATTAGAGGTCAAGAAGTTGCTCTTTCTATTACAGCTAGAACACAAGCTTTTTCGAAGGGAACACCTAGTCCTTGGATTGGTATGGAATTATCAGTGACATATGAAGATAATGAGCAAGTTTGGCTACCTATTCGTATAGAAGACAAAGTTGCTGCCTCTCAAGGTTGGGTTCGTTATTCTGCTGTTGTTACAATAAAAAATAAAGTAATTAAAACTGGTTATATAAATAGTTTAATTCGAAATGTAAAAGGTATGGTTGAACTTAAAGAATGGCAAATTGAAATTGGAAATAAAGCAACTGAATATAGACCAGCAGCAGAAGATCAAGTAACAACCGATGAATTCACCAAGAAAACAACCGAGATTGAAAAAAGTGTGGAGGGCGTTACCTCTACTGTATCAACCGTTCAAAAAAATCAAGGTACAATGCAAACTACCTTGAATCAAGTTAAACAAACAACAGATTCTAATTCACAAAGCATTAAAACTCTATCTCAAACACAGGGCAAACAAGGAGAAATTATTCAACAAAACACGAGTGATATCACACAGTTGAATAATCAAATCAAATCCAAAGTAACAGATACTCAAATGCAAGAATATGTAGGTGGATTAGGAAGTACGAACTTACTGTTTAATACTGCATTTGAAGACCGAGTAATAAACGCTTCTACAGGGGCTGTAACGAGTAGAACACCAAGTGCCACGAAATGGAGTCTTGTAGGAACCGGTTCAGGTATTACAATAGTTCCTGAGAGTGCTAGGCATCATGAAGGTTACAATTCTGTCAAAATTACAGCTACAGGTCAAACTGCTAGTAAGTGGTCTGGTATCATGCAGCGTGTCCCAGCTGTACAAAATGGCGGCGATTATGTATTCTCTGCTTGGGTATACGTCCAGGATAAGAATACACTTGATAATGGTGGAGCGATTAAACTTCAATTCTTTAATGGGGCAAATGCAGTTTCAACCTTTGTACAAAACGAGTTTAAAGATTTATTAGTTAACAATTCTTGGGTACTAGTATCTGTTAAAGTTACTTCTCCTAACGTAGCAATAACACATTTACAAGGTGATATATGGGTTAGGCAGAACGGTACAATTTGGGTATCTCAACCGCAATTACAACAAGGATCTACTCGTTCTACATTCATGGAGAATCCGAAAGACTATGCCAACTATGACCAACTTGTTGGTGAGATTGCCAAGAAAGTAGCGACTGCTGATTTTGATAGTAAAGTTTCTAAAATGGAAACCACAATCAATCAGCAATCTAGCCGTATTGATCTAAAAGCAGAGAAAACGGATGTATACACCAAAACAGAAGCGAACGGTCAATTTGGAAGTAAGGCAATGGTGGAAAAGCACGAAAGCTCTATTACATTAATGTCTAATGAAATTAATTCTACAGTTAAAAAAGGCGATATTATTTCATCTATTAATCAAACAGCAGAGAAAATAACAATTGATGTTTCAAAGCTTGCTATTAATGCTGATACAATGGTGCAATGGTTAACAGCGAAGGGCATTGATACGAATATCATCAAAGTTAATGGCGATAAAATTACCATCGATAAAAACGGCGTTACTGTTAAAATGTTAGACTTCCTTTTTGAAGATGAATGGGGAACGAAAACAACCGTTATGCCAAAACGAAATTTAATAGCCGATCATGATTTTTCTAGTGTTCCAAAATTGAACATAGGTAACCCCAATTATCAGGGGTTTGGTGCTGGATATGGTCTACCTTGGAAAGTACAAGGAAACGGTGTAGTGATAGAAAATAACACTTTTATATTTAACTATGAACAAATGGTAAATGCAGTCCGTGTCGACACGTATAATTATCCAGAAACAAAGGTTCAAAATGGGATTCATCCAGGAAATTCTTATACATTGTCAGCCCATTATAGAACCGCACAGATTAACGGTGTGCGTACAACTGCAAAACCACGATTGCAGGTATGCTTTGTTACGCCATTGGATGAAGTGAGTTATAAAATTTGGCATGAAATATATAAAGATTTTCCAGAGCCATCTACATTTTATGGTGAAATTAGAAGGTATAATTTCA